GATTGTTTTTGCGTAAATAAAAGTAAAGACTTTGAATATTTTCTACATAGTCATAGTATTATAAAACCAAATATAGTAAAAAATCTACCCAATCACGATAGTGAAAATGAATTATTTTTAATCGGCGGCAATCTTACATATAAAGTATTATCAAAAATAGTTAACGATAATATAGATAATTATAATTATAAAGTAAATGAGTTGTTGCTTGAAATTGAAAATTTAAAATTTAAAAATCAAGAAAATGCTGTAAGTACACATGTAAACAATGATAATGAATTATTAAAGGAAATAATACATACTAATAAAATTTTATTAAGTAAAGTTAATTCTTTAGAACAAACAAATAAAGAAATATTAAGTAAGTTAAACTCGCAACAAGAGAAAAAAATAGTTACTGGTTTTAATCAACAATTACCTAACCTCGGTCCAAGACTCCAAAAAATAAATCCCGAAACATTACAGTTAACCAAAGTGTATGAGTCCGTTACAGAAGCAATGAATGAAAGTAAAAATATAAAGAGACCGAGTATAATGAAAGCAATAGCTGAAAACACTATTTATTGTGGGTTTCGATGGTTACTAGTTGAAAGAAATTTGGATCCAAATATTATACACGAAATTAAGCCTACAAAAGAAACAAAGGTTCAAAATCTGGGTTACATAGCTCAACTAGATAAAGATAAAACCAACATCGTAAATGTGTATATAGATAGAAAAACAGCAGCAAATTTTAATGGTTATACGTCTTCGTCCGCATTAGATAATCCTGTAAAAAATAATAGTTTAGCAAATGGTTTTTATTATATGTTATATAATAACTGTGACGATGAATTAACTAGCAAATTTGAAGAAATAAACGGAGCACCAATGTTATACAAAAATGGTGTTGGACAATATGACACAAATAATAACTTAATAAAAGAATTTGAATGTAAATACGATTGTATTAAATCGTTAGCAATAAGCGACAAAACATTGACAAAAGCACTTACTAAAAATATCCCATATAATGGACACTATTACAAAGAAATAGGTGAAAAATTAAAAATGATGTAAAATAAAAAACGAATTGTGAAACACACCACAACTAATAATAATATTATTACTAGTATATAAATAATATTATCATATCAATATAACAAAATGAACTCCCAAGAAAATATAAAAATATTTAAAAAAATGTGTAAATGGTTAAAAACACTTAATTTAGATAAAGAAGCATATAATCATACATTATATAATTTATATTTTACATGGTGTGGATTACGAACCGCTTGTTTACTTTCTAGAGTTGGACCAAAAAGTTCCGAATTTGCTGAAACATTTGGTCTTGGATTCAAAGAAGGACCTTATTTTGATATACCAGGAAATAACTTTATCTATTTCATCAATAAAAAATTTATTAAAAAGTTTGAACCACTTTTTCAAAGATTAGAAGATACATACATACTTCCAAACCCAAAATCAGAATATTTTGCTCCTGAAGTTAACATTGAACGCGCAAAAATAATCGGAACAATATTAGGATTTGATAAAAAATGTGTTATAAAAGTAAATCGAGTTCAATGTGAGAATGACATTTGTATTTTTTTCTATGTTCATCCAACTATAAAATATACAGAACTTTCAGAAGTATTCACTTATACGGGCAATATAAATACACCAAATTGGATAAGTTATCCGATTGAACTTATGAAACGTTCAAAGAAATATTTAGAACCAATCGGATTAAAACTTGGGTTTAATGTAATGGACTGGTCTTAGGAATAATTCTAAAAAAACTTAATATTATTTAAAATAACAAATAAAAAAACTAATTAAACACCGACACAACAATACTCATTTATTTGATAATGCATATACTTTTCAATGTCCGCAAAATTCGCGGAGGATAATATTTAATATCATCCGAAACTATATAATTTTCCGTGTAGTGTATATTTTTACAGGATAGTAATCCGGTTATACTTACTTCTATAATATTATAATTCATATCATAAACAACCGCAATATATCGAATATTGTTCTTCAACATTTTCAACGTTTCGCGAACAGTTTTTTTTGATGTTGGGAATTTCCACGCGCCATTGCTAGCCTGCGACAAAGGGCAATTCCCATTTTTGCTGCACATTGTTTTCACTTGCACATATGTGCCACAATGGTCACAACATAAATCAACTCCTGGATAGTTCATTTGTTTTTTGTTTAAATTTGTCCATGTTATACGACCACACGATTCGCAAGGAATGGTATTGCAAATGAACTCTTCTCCGGCATCCCCGATTGCGTGTTTTGATAATACCTCAAATTCGTTAAATTGTAATTTATGTTTTGACGCCTTTTGTCTTGGTGCCCTTTTTGCCACTTTTTTTGAACCAATCTGCTTGGTGTTAGTTTTGGTACTACTTGAAACACTTGTCATTTTTTCGAAATTATAATAAATTCGTTATTCTTTTTGCTCACATATACACCTCTTTTTTGTTTCAATTTTGTAACAAAACAATATAAAATTGAAACGTTTTATATTGTTTAAACAATATAGTAAAACTGTAATATTCTATCGCAACGCCGCACCAATGCGCCCTCTCAAACTTGTGAAACATACCGACCTTATACCCGGAAGGAAATACCTGATTCAAGAAAAACGCCCCGAATATGCGCACCAAAAATTCAAAGGCACATTTGTCAAAAATGATTATCCAAAATCTCACGTTCATTGTACTATAACCCACTTTACAAATGTCACTTGCATAGGTAATTATAGCTGTTCAGACCTAGGACTTCAAGATATATATTGGAACTATTATGAAGCAGATGCAGTTGAAGTAGCATATACAAACATGATTCTTCGCGAGATTATAGGTGATCAATCGTTTATGATGTAAACTATCACATTATAATTAATTTACATTATATTTACACAATATGTTCAAATTTTATTTCTTTAAATTACTTCAGTAACGTATATGTATGCCCTAATCGGTGTATCGGTGATTTTTGGAATAGGGGTTTCCGATGTGCCACCAAACTGCCACAACCAAGAATTACTTGCGCCATACAAAAACCGCGCCCACCAGCCCGAATCTGTAAGTATATCTTGGATGAATTGTGAAAAATGTTGACTTGTTCTAAATTTATAGTTACAATATCCAATCGAGTTTTTATTTCTAGCCATTATCCATCTATAATCTTCGGTATAGTCTCGTTTTTCAATAACCACGGATTCTATACCTTTCTGCGAATTTTTGGTATTATATATTTTCATCATGCCTTCATCCGAATTATAAAACCCATATCCATATGTTGAACATATTAAGTATATACGATAATACCACTCAGGTGTGCGATACTTTGAGTACTTTGTATTTGTAGTCATATAACTGTTTAGGTATCTTCTAGATTTACTATTAGTGTTGATTAGGTTCATAACATCATCATAATAGGTTTGAAGGAGCTTATTGCATTCGTTTTCACCACTACTTACCGATGAAAAATGTTCAACTGGACCGATTGCGCTTATTGCATCAAACTTACCATTTATTTTTTTTAAAATGCCTTTAATTATGTCACCTTGAATTACATCTAGTCCATTTTTCCTACATAGTTCGACCTGTGTTTTACTTATTGTAATACCCATACCTTCTACACCTCTCTTTTTACAATATTGCAACCAGTGCCCATTTCCGCAACCAATGTCAAGTATTTTCATCCCAGGCTGTAGATTTAAATATTTAAAATATGTACCAAATTTGTTATTATATGCTTCAATATTTGTCATATCCCAATTGTTATCAAATAGTCCTTCACTCAAGTCTGAAGATTTTTCAGAAGAATCAGCTTCGGTGTTGGTGTTGGTGTTGGCTGTATCTACTGTTAATTCCTTGTTCACGATTTCATTACAAAACGTGTTCATCCAGTTGTAACAGTTTTCGGTAGTTTCACTTTCATCTTTAAAAATATCAATATGCGCTTCATACCATAAACATTCGTGTATTACGAATATCGATACTATAATCGGTATAGCGTAGTATAAGTTATTAAAAAAATATTTTGATAATGATAATCCAATAAATACGAGTAACCAAACACCTATTGTATTACGTTGTGGTATAGGCGCTATGCCCATTTTTTTAAACATAGTGATTAGTATCCATATTATAATCAATCCAACAGTGACCGCGTATAGCCATTTTTCGTTCATATTATACATTTATATGTATTTTCAATATTTTAATGTATATATATATACGAATAACAAATTCATTAAAAATACGCTAAATCAATACCCTGTACATAAAATAAAATTATTATCATTATTCTTTATTCTTTAACAGTTGCATCAACATACTCATATTCCTCAAAAATAAATGATGTCATTGTTCCTGTATTATCCGTCTCAAAATCTACATTAAATCCGCGTTCTTTGAACCATTCTTTAAATTCATTAAAAGCTCTCCAATATTTTACATATCCGCCAAGCACCATCAATTTCAAAGTATTTTTAATATATTTTTCATCGATAGTACAGCATTTGCCACCCTCCCCACCTTCTCCACTAGCAAGTGTCCCAGTCATTAGCAAATATTCGATATCAATATTATCATCAAATCTTTCAGCATATGTAGCAATGATTCGGTCAAATGAAAATCCTTCACAATGTCCACCAAATCCAAAAAATTCTTCATACTCATATCGATGAATCTGTTTTATAGGCCGATGTAAATATACCACAAATGGTTGCTCAAAAATAGTTACATTAATTTTAGCGGTCAAAACATATGCCTCGGTGTATGCATTATATGTCTCTTCCCATAATAAATTTGGATGTTCCTCCAGGAATTGTTTTGAGAAATTGTCATCAATTGTTGAAATCATACACCCACGGTCTGTATAATATTTCCTTTTCAAATCTTTGAATTTTGTAATAACATCAATATATGTAGTTGTAATACCGGGAGCTGCTTCTTCCATTTTGTTATGTGTGTTTGCTACATAATATCAGATTAATCTTTTTATATAGTTTAGATATATTGATTAGACGTTCAAAAATAATATAATATATTTATAGTATATATTTATACTATATAGTTCATATAATGCATAAAACAGCAAAAAGATGCCGTCTTGTAAGGGGAAGGAAAGAAACGTGTTGTATCAACCCTAAACGCGGATACTGGTGTTGGAGTAAAAAAACGAAAAAGCGTGTATGGCGTAAAATGAAGCGTGCTTGTTGTAAAAAATAATTATATAAATAATTTAAATAATTAAATTAAGCATAATAATTGTTTTATATGGTTAAAAATACCCATAATAATAAAGACTATAAAAAACAATTAACTCAACTAAGGGTGTCGTCATACCATCATCATCGGGTGTTACTCGTTCACCACCCATTAACTTATTTACAACTTTAATATTTGTTATTGTATGTAATGAGGTTTCGACAAAATTAAATAATGCGTGAAGTCCAATACACCAATATAACCCATAATGAAGATAACCATATCCTAAAATAATACCTGTAATAAAAGCAACTATACCATATTTAAATGAACATTTTACATGGACATATCCAAAAACTAAAGCCGATAAAAACACACAAATATTTGTATTTAGAAATTGTTTTGTTACACCGATCAATAATCCGCGATATATTAATTCTTCCGAAAAACTCGTCATTGTCATTCCTGTAAATATAGTTATAAGATTTTTGGTTGTATCCCATACCGTGTTGTGTTTAAAACCATTAAATGACGAAAACCCAAAAATGATATTAAAAATATATGAAAGCGCGGATATACCACTCCCAACCAAAGATCCAAACCCAAAAAATGAAGGTTTGTCGTCTGTAATTGTATTTCTAACTTTTGGAGCGTCTTGTGGCAATGTAAGATTGATAAACTTAATAGTTAGCAAGTATAATACAATAGCCATTACAAAATATGAAATACGAACACAAAACGTGCTATTCATTTTTTCACATAATCCATAATTAGTTTGGGTTATATAATGAAACGGTAAGTCTTTGATATAATTATATATATTGTACGCAACAACCACGATTACATAAATATATAAATTTGTAAACATTTGGTATAATATTATATTACTATTATACTACTATACTACTATTTTATATTAACATTTTATTAATATTTTATCCAAAGTAATAAATATTGATAAGCATATTTTGCAAGTGTATCAATAAATTACATATTACCTATTACATATTACATATTATTACTAAAAAAGTAATAATATATTCTGCAATTTATCGCACCGCTTCATAATGTGCCGCCTGCTTCAAATAAGCCCCCGTACGAACATACTAATCAACTCCGGTGTCGATGTATCAAATCCAGCCAAGTTCAATGTATTCTTATCCTTCGGGTCAGCGATTGTCAACTGGTTTGCGACCATCCCAACAACGATCAGCTTTGCATCGATTCCTGTTACCCTGCGATACTGCTCCAGCGCTACTTGAGGATGAACGGTCGGTGCATATGTTTCACTGTCCGTGTATACACAAAATACGTCAATTCCAACCCCATTATGAGTATACATTTTGAGCGCCTCGGTCATTGGTAATGCGCAATCTGTAGCTCCAAACGGCACATCTGTGGCTTTAATTGCATCCTGGATTGTCATTTCGGGGCGAATCTTCCCATTGAAATTGTAGAATATATTACTGAATCCATAAATGTGTACATTTTGTGCCCCCTCAGCATATAGTGTCATCATCGCCATCGCAACCGAACCTTCACGTGGTGTAATATTTTTTGCACCAGCGCACATACACATCGACATACTTCCGGATACATCCAATCCAATCATAAACCTCTTCCCTGTCGGTGTGATATTTCCAAACGCCTGCCTAAATGTCGTCGAGAGTGCAGTCGTGATGTAAGAATTTACAGGCCATGTCATTGAACCAAGGTCGCCCTTTCCTTGTGAATATGTCTTCATTCCGACCAATACTTGAAGTGGGTGAATCTTTGAGTCCTTGACATTTTTAGCATCAGTCAACATTTTAATAATATCCTGCGATCTTGATGATGCAACACCGACCTGTGACAGTTTTCCGAGATTGCGAACCAATGCTGTCATTCCCATTCCAGTGAGAAGTGTATTCCAGATTTGCGGCGTATTTAGAAGCTCCGTCGGCAAATGTTCACGCTGAATTTTTTTATTTTGTTCCATAATTGCAATGGCTGTGGTCGTGTCCTTCTTTTCGCCGGTCTTTGCCAGTTCAATCAATGCCTTCAGAAACCTGGCAGTTGCCACGAGAGGGTCTTCGACATCACTTGCGCTCTTTGCTACTACTACCGATGTTGTAGGCGTAGGCGTAGGCGTAGGTGTGAGCATAGGTGCAGGTATAGCAGGTATAGCAGCTTCTACCATCTCAACTCCTGACAATACATATATTTTATTTGCAGGGTTGTATGAAATATCCTGCAACGATTTCGCTGAAGAGATTGCTTTGCCTCCATACCATAGAACCATATTCCCAAATGGAGCAACGCCCATATCAGCAAGTGTAGTCTTGACATTATGTAACTTCTCGGAATCATCAACCCTAAGTTTTATAAGCTCACCAACCATTGAGCTTTCTGGGTGGACTACCTCAAATAGAACAAGTACCTTTTTAGATACGGATGCAAGTGCTGGTGCTGGGGCCACGCTGCCACCACCTATAACAGACCCAATAAATCCTTTGCCCTCTACTAGAGGTTCTCTGTCAGGAGTTGGAATAGCCATCAATCGTTTAAGAAATTCAGTCCTCTCCATTTTTGCCGGAAGCGTTGTAGCCACAATCCCTTTCGCCGGATTCGCCTCAATCTTGCGTTCGGGTTTGTCTTTTTTCATAATCCATTCCAGTACAAGTCGCCCTCCAGCATCTTTCATTTGCACAGGATTGATATGGAGCAGTGAAATCAAATCCTCGTGTGTCCATCCTTCACGATTTTTATATTTTGTCACCAGAACTGCCAGTTCTAAACCGCCACGCGATGTATAATATTCAGTCAAAACACGTCGCACACCCTTCCCAAATCCCTTCCCTGGTTTCGCCTTGTCTTGCGAGATGTCGCGAATATACTGCACAAGCATAAATAAGTGAGTGGGAATACGACATACCTGATTGATTGCCGCCAGCGCCTGTGCCTTACACGTCTGGTCACGTGCAAATACAATTGCCGCTGCTAGCGACATCATTGTCATTTCCTGTTTCGGTGCTCGTGCATTCACAGAGACATCAATGATATCCCGAATCAAGTGCTCGCACGTAGCAGGCAACGATACAGCCGCCATAATACACCTTGAAATCGTAGTGGCGATAGCCCCGCCACATTGATAGAAACTTCCATTGTCCGACTTGCTTCCAATAATCAAGTATCGCATCCACTCTTGTTCGAGAGGCAGAGGGAACGAATATCCACCCGCATTGTTTGCAACCTGTCCTGGTAGTCCAATAGTTTGCGGAATTTTAACACGCGCCGCTGGATTATTGTGTGCAGACATTGCTGTCTTTAATACAGAACTGCCTTTGCTTTTTGAACCACCTTTGGCTCCTGATTTGCTCTTGCTCTTTCCGGCCATTGTTGGTTACAAAGACGATTGTTGAGTTTGAGGATGACGAACTGTTTGCGTTGTTTGCTTATTTATTATAACCATCTTTATTTAAATCAATTTTCTATATATTATATCGCCGACTATAGTAGTAACCTATACAAAAAAATAATATAACAGATGCAGATATTATTAGAACTATATACGCAGTTGTTGCGGGATTTATTACAGAAAGATTCATACTACTATATATATGATTTTATTTTTATATGAAAATACAAATATTTTATAATTTACGTTTAAAATTTACACTGATAAATTTTATATGTTAAATCCCAATTTTTATTATAATCGCTAAGAATAAGACCATTATTTCTATGGTATTCTGTATCCGCGTGAGCACTTGACGGAACGCGCCAATTTCCATACAATTGTGTCAAATATAGCCCTGGATCTTTTGGAATCGGATATTCTTTACCGTTCATTGTAGCGGTTTCTAATAGAGGGAATGCAGGATTCGCATAAATATCGCAATAATTATCGGCACTATCCTCTGTTAAATATACGGATATTAGATTGCCGCCTGAATAATCAGGAAATCCTTTATATTTTCTTTTTACTGTTAGTCCATACTTTGGGAAGTCTACGGCTGTTAAGAGTTTATCCCACGCTGATAAATGAATCGTTACATCTACATCGGTGTCGTGGCTTAATATTCGCCCTTCGCGAATACATCCAAGAAGCGTACCGCAATCCAAATAGAACGGTATATCACTTTCTTTAAGAGCGAGTGATGTGGCGTCTAATAATTTATAAAAATTTTGAACCCTCTGTTGGGTTTTATATGCTTCAATTCTCGACCTATTGGCTAACTCTTTTTCTAAATTAGGGTTGTTAGTGTTGTTAGGGATGTTATTTATTTGTATTTTGGCAGGCGCTATTATAGGCACACGGAGTGCCATTTTAGGTACAGATTTATTAAATTTTTGTTGTTGATTGCCTCGCGTGAGTGGCTTATATTTAACATAACCATAAAAAGATGTGAAAATATTTTTTAACATTTTTATATTTAGATATAT